TGGTGGTCTTCTTCGTCGCCTTGCGGGCGGCCTTCTTCTGTGCCATCGTCGCAGGCGAGTCGCCCTGCTGCGGGAAATACTGCTGCGCAGCGTTCGCGAACTCGCCCGAGCTGATAGCTGCCCCCGACTCGCGCCGCAGGATCGCGTTGATGAAGTCGCGCTGCGCTTGCTCTACGGACTGCTGGTCGCTCGACTGAGTGAAGTTCGTCATCGCTCCGGCGGCCCGCTCGAATCCATCGCCTGGCAGAACACCGGCGACACCCTCGGCAGCTCGCTTCAAGAAGCCGGGTTGGGTCACCCCGCGGCTTGCGGCAGCGGCCAGCAGCTGATCGGCGGCCTGCATGCGCGTCGCGAACGTCAGCGCGTTCGACTGCTCCTGATTCAGGCCTGCGCTCTTGCCCTGCAGCGGTTGACCGTCCGGCCCGATCGCACCGCGCGCGACGCCGGTCGCCTTGTCGAGCAGCGTGATGTTGCCGTTGCCGTCGGTGACGACCTGAATGTTGCCGGTCTTGCCGCCTTGCGCCATCTCTTGGCGCGTCTTGCCGGCCTGCGCGTTGTGCGCGCCGGCACTCGCGTACTGGTTCGCGGCCGACGCGCGCTGCTCGGCCGTCTTGGCGCCAACCAGCCCGACGTTCGCGGTCGCCAGCGGATTCGACGTGTCCAGCGAGCCGCCGTACTGGTCGAGCACCGCGCCGTTCTCTCCCGCGTGGAACAGCGGCTTCGCCTCGACGGCGGCCTGAGCACCGCCCACCGTGTTGCGGTCGGCGCGACCGGCGATGATGGCGTCGCTCAGTGCGCTGCTGCGATCGAGGCCTCGGGCCTTCGCCAGCTTCTCGGGGTCGAGGTCTTTCAGGTTCGTCAGCAGCGGAATCTGCGATTGAAGCGACTGCGCGACCTTCGATACGAGCCCAGGGTCGAACTGCTGCGAGCCGACACCCATGCGACCGTCATCAGTGGGCGGCCCCATAGGCACCTGAGGCGCTTGCCCGGTACGCGTCATTTGCCGGATCGCACGCACCGTTGGAATGTCGGTGCCGGCGCCGAAGGCGACCTGTTCCTCACCGAGGCCTTGACGACCGTTCAGGATCGAGGTCTCGGCGTCAGTCTGGTCTGCGGCAGCGCTGTGCATGCGCGCAGACGCCCTCGACGCGTCGATCTGCGCGAGCGCCTGAGCCATCTTTGTCTGCCGCGAAGTTTCATGATCGGCGCCGGCCTCATAGGCAGACTGCCCGCCGCCGAGCGCGGCGGCGAGCCGACTCAAGCCGGGAGTCGCGCCCTGCAGCGCATTGGTGGCGAAGCGATTCGTCGGCATGGTTCAGCCCTTCAAGCGGACGACCTTGCCCGCCGTGTTCCAGAACGATGGCGCCGACGTGCCTGCGCCGAGCGCGTTGCTTGAGCCCGCGAAGTCACCGAGTGCCGCGCCGCCGTTCGATGCGCCGGCAAGGCCGTAGCGCGCCCCGTTCGCAGCAGGTGCGGCACCAGCGCCCGATGCGCCGTAGGCCGTGCCAGCCGCTGCGGCTATCTTGCCCACCTGCCCCCACCAAGGCTCCTGCACGCCGTCGGCATCGTTCTGCGCCGCCGTGGTCGCGTTGCGCTGGGTCTGCCACAGATCCTGCAACGAGCCCGCCAGATCGGCGCGGCGCAGCCCCTCGCTCTGCTGGAGCTGCCCGACGCCGCGCGTCTTCGCCATCTCCTGCGCGATCGCAGAGAGTCGCGTGCCTTCCGACAGCGCCTTGTCTGCCTTCGCGGTCAGGTAGTCGTTCGACACCGCGCCCGCGTCGCCGGCACCGTCGATGATCGTCGGCGCCGAGCCGAGGTCTTTCTGGCTCTGCGCGAGCGTGGCCTGCTGCTGCGCACCGAGCGCGGCGGCGCGCGTGTCGCCCTGAAAGTTTTCGCCTTCCTTGTTGACCATCTTGGCCGACTGCTCTTCGGCCTGCTGTGTCTTCTCGTACTGCTTGTTCAGGATGTCGCGACGGTCGTCGGCCTGCTGCTGCTGGCCGTACATGCTGGCCGCCGTGCCGCCGATCGAGGCCGCGAGCGCCGCCCACTGAGCCGCCGACAAACCCGCTGCCGCCGTGCCACCACCCGCGGCCGCGCCGCCTACCGCTGCTGCTTCTTCTACGCCGGTCATGGTGTCATCCCGTTGAACTGAATAGACCGGACGCCGCGCCCTTGCGCGAGCCGGATGAGGTGCTCGGGTACTGCGCATTCCACGTCGTGCGCGCGTCCTGCACGCCCTGCCCGGCCTTGCTCTTCGAGTAGAGCAGGCCGGCATCGCTGAACAGGTCGCCCAGGCTCGTGCCCTGCGCCGCGGCGGCCGCGCTGTCGCTGTTCACCTTCAGGGAGTTCAGCGACGAGCTGAGCGCCGAGCCTTGATCGAGGCCCGAGTCGATCGACTGCAGCAGGCCGAGCCGCGTCGACTCGTCGTTGCCGCGCAGATCCGCTGCGGCGGCGTCAGCCTTCGCGCCCAGGTTCAGCTTGCCCTGGTTGTACGTGCGGTCGAGCAGCGCGTGCTGGTTGACGTCTTCCGACCCGCCGTTCAAGCCCTGCCCGAACAGCGCGAAGTCGGTGTTGCGCGCCGCCGCTTCCTTCGTCTCGTCCAGCCCGCGCAGGCCGGCTTTGTAGGTGTCGTCGCGCACGCCGGTGTACAGCGCCTCGCGCGCGGCCTTGTTCTTCGCAGCCTCGGCATCGCGGCTGTTGTACGCGGCGAGCGCAGAGTCATAGCCGGCCTGGTCGAACTGCTCGACCTGCGGAACGTAGGTCTGGTCGCCGCCACCGTCGCCGCCGCTCGATGTGACCACCGGCGCGCCGTTCACGTAGCTGACGAAGCTGTTGCGGTCGGGCGCAGCGGCGCCGGAGTTCGCGACACCGAATTGCAGATTCAGCGCGTCGCGCGCTGCCTGCTTCTTCGCTTCCGAGGCCGCCGTCTGCGCGCCGAAGTCTTCGCCACCGCCACCCATCTCAGACCACCGGCGAGATGTAGGCGTTGCCGGTACCGGTCACCGCCGCGATCGCGAGCTTGTCGGTCGTCTGCAGCCCTTCGAGGCGGTGCAGCCCGGCCGGCAGGTACTGGTCGGTGCCGTCGACGGCGACAGTCGGGTTCGCGCCCGCGCGCACGAAAGCCGGCGTGTCGAGCGCCAGCAGCGCCGTCAGGCCGTTGCCCGGCCGCGCCGTGCCGTTGATGACGGCGCTCTGCGCAGACGCGACGGTCAGCGCCAGCTTTTGCGAAGTCGCCGGAATCGCCAGCACACCGATGTAAGAGATCACGTTCATGTCATTCCTTCACGATCGTCCAGATTTGCACGTCTTCGCCGTGGCGCCCGGCCTTGCGCCGCACGCTCTCGCGGGTCAGGCCCAGGTGCGCCGCAAAGGCCTCGGCCTCGGGCCATCCGACCATCACTTGCGCCTCGATGCGGTGCAGCGGACTCGCCTGCATGTTGGCAAGGACTGTGCGGCAGTGGCGGATGAGTTTTCGCCACGAATCGGAACGCATGGCCGGCGTCGAGATCAGCCACGCCACCGCGGACCAGCCGCTGTACATCGCCAGGCCGAAAATCGCGACAGGCGCACCGTCGCGGATCAGCACCCAGGCCGGGCCGTCGGTCTGCCAGCGGTTCGCGGCGATCACCTCGTCGCCCACCGCACCCATCACCGCGCGGATCGCATGCCGGTCACGCTCGCCCATGTCGGCCACCACGGCGAGTGCATCGCCGAGGGTCAGCTTGTGGATTTCGACCACCTCAGGTCACGCCGAGCTGGTTGAAGTAGATCGACAGTTGCGTCAGTTCGAAGGCTTCGTCGGCCTGGTGGCGGAACACTGGCGCGATCGAAGTGGAGATCACTTCGACCGGGACGAAATTGCCCGGCGCCGTGTTGCCGTTGATGAGTTGCGGGATCGTCTCTTTCGTCTGGTCGCGCGGGTCGTACTTGACCGAGAACTGTCCCGAGCCCTTGAACACGAAGTCGGCGCCGTAGAACTGCTTCTCGACGCCAGGCGTCTTGGCGTTCTGGAAGGCCATCTGCACCTCGACGGCGATCGGCGCGCCGTTGTCGGTGTAGGAGTCGGCATCGAAGATGTACAGCGTGTCCACGTCGCGCAGGTAGACCTTGCCGCTCAGCACCGCCACGCCGGTGATGCGGATCGGAAAGGTGTACTCGCTCCAGCACGCGAGCTTGCTCGAGCGGCTGTAGCTGTAGGCCCAGACTTTTGAAGTCGTGCCCTGATCGAAGATGCACCAGTATTGGCCGAGCTCGTGAATCCACAGACCCACCACATCCAGCGCGGTCGAACCGAGCGCCTCGGTTGCCTTGGCGTCGGCCTGCACCAGTTCGTCGATCTGCACACCTACGTCGGTGTCGTCGACGCGGTTCGTCACCGCCTGCACCGTCATCGAGCGGAAGCCGAACGGCGACAAGAAGGCCACGTCCTGCGCGAAATTGCCGAGCGAGAGTGGCGCGAGCGTGCCGACGCCGTACAGGCGCTGATCGATCGAGTTCGTGCTCGGATCAACAGCGACCACCCACGTCTGCAGGCTGGTCGGGAACAGCACCGCGAGCCGGTTGAGGTAGGTGCCGACCGCCACGCAGGCGTCGCCAGTGTCCTGCTGCAGTTGCACGGGGAGGAATCCCGCATTGCTCGCCGTGGTCCAGTCGCGCGCGTTGCCGGCCGCGCAGTATTTCACCGTCTGACCGAATGCCGCGAAGATCCGCGACGCTGCCTTGGTGATGCTCTTGGCTTTCGGCGCGTCGGTGACGAGTGTCGACGGCGCTCCATCGACATAGTGGTGAAAGATGACAGCCATCAGAGAGACTGCCCGGGCAATGGCTTGGTGGGGATCGTCGACATGTTGCCGCCACCGCTGCTGCTGGTCGTGGCGCCGCCGACGTACACGCCGTCCGGCGCATAGTCCGCCACTGCATAGATGAAGCCATTGAACATCGTCGCGGAATAGATGCGTTGCAGAAACTGCCCAGCGGTCAGCCCCGGCGGCGTGGTCAGTTTGATCGCATCGACCGAGACAGGCGGAACATATGTAGCCTCGGCCGCCACGAATACTTTCAACCGGCCGTTGACCGCTTCAAGGCCAACGCTGCCCGCCAAGCCGGTCGTGATGGCCCTCAACCCCGGCCGCTTGGCAATGCGCTTGCCGAGTGTGACGTAGGCATTGCGCAGCACCCAGAGCCGATTCGCCTCCTGCACGTCGATGGACAGGCGGCGATCGAGGCCCCCGCTGAAGTCCGCGTAGGTGACGGCCGGCATCAGAAGGCGTCCCGTCCGAGCAGCGCGGGCTTGCGCTCAACCGGCTGCGTGTCGCCACGGCGGTAGACGCCGTTCGAGCCGAAGCTCTGCCCGCGCAGGCTCGCCAGCAGCGAAGTCAGCTGACCCTGGTACAGCGCCTGGTCGGGCTGGCGGTAGTGCGCCTTCGCGTTTGTCACCGCATGCAACAGGATCATCTCGTCGTCGAGCGTCGCCACGTCGGTGTCTTGCGTGAAGCGGCCGAGGTCAGCAACGAACCACACGCGCAGCGTGTAGACCGCATCCGACTTCGGGTAGATCAGCAGTTGCCCATAGCGTTCGTAGCGCGCCGGCTGAGACTGCGTCTCCATCGTCGACCACATGTCGGTCGTGATGCCTTCGGCGATCTCGATGTACTGCCCGCTGATGTTCGTCTCGACGCGCAGGATGCGCTTGTCGCGCGCGCAGGCCGCCGGATAGTCGTAGAGGTTCTGGCCGACGCCGGTCTGCTTGTCCTCATAGGCCACCAGGTGGCGCCAGTCGTTGGCGCGGTAGAGCTGCGCCTGGCCGTTGCGCAGGAACGAGTTCATCAGCGCGCCGCCCGCACCGCCGGAGGCGCCCATGCCGCCCATGCCGAGGCGTGCCAGCAGCTCGCCGCGCAGGTCTCCGAGGGTACGGTAGGCCATCTCGGCTTACTTCTTCTTCGACTTGGCCGCGGGCTTCACCGGCGCAACGGCTTCCTCGGCCACCGGCTCCGCTTCGACGAACTCGGCGAGGGGCACCTGCACGCCGTCTTCGCCGATCACGGCCACTTCGAAGCCGGACGCCGCGATGTCGCGCGCCCCGGCCAAGTCTTTCACTTCGCGCGGCACGTTGGTGTGCTCGTCTTTCTTGATCAGGATCAGCATGTCGTTCTCCGGTTGATTGAGGTGCGCTCAGTCGAGCGTGACGCCGATCTCTTCGGCGATCTTGAGCAGCTCGGGCTGCGCGGCGCCGTAGAGGCGCTTGTGCTTCTCGCGGGCGTCGATCTTGTCGGCCTCCGGCGAGTCGGGCGCCACGGCCGGCAGAAAGCCGTAGCCCTTGATCAGGTCGCGCAACTGCGCCTCGGGCAAGTCCTCGACCGCCGCGTTGCCGATCACGGCTTCGAAGCGGCCATCCTGGAAGCGGCCATAGACCGCCTCGACGAACAGGCGCTTCTCTTCGGGCATGAAGCCATAGACCGAGCCGAGCCGGTCGTACTCGGTGCGCGCGTCGCCGACGAACACCCAGCCGATGCCGCTGCTGTCCGATGGCGGACGCAGAGGGTCTTGAACCTTGTTGTAGGGCAGCAGGTCGGGCGACGTCTTGGTGCTGAAGCCTTCGTTCAGCACGCCGGGTTCCTGCGCGATCACCTTGCCCTCGCCGAAGATCATCTCGAGGATCGGAATCTCGTGCTGCCAGATGACCGATGAGGTCTTCGCCGTCAGGTCGCGATCGATGATCACGAGCACGCGGCGAGACAGGATGTTGGAGCGGGCGCTTGCGGAGCTGGTGCGGGCCATGGGAGTCCTTCTGATGAGGTGTGTTCGAACGTTGAAGAGCAGCGGTCAAAAACGGGCCGGTCTCCCGACCCGAAGAGAGGCCGGCGCACCGCGAAGGGCCGGCCTCTTTCCCACAACGATCAGGCGAGCGAGAGAACCGTCTGCGCGTTCGCACGCGTCAGGGTCATCGCACCGCGCCAGGTCAGGCCCCAGTAGTACTCGTACCGGTCATACGCACGCGGCGGCTTGCGGCTGATCATGTCGTGGCCCTGGAGCGGCCGCAGCATGAGGTAGTTGCTGTTCAGGAAGTAGCAGCGCTTCTCCCACGGGATCGCGGGGCCGAAGCGGCTGTCCAGCTCCTGGAACTCAGGCGACCACTGCACCTCGGTGCCTTGGAACGTCAGCACCGACGTGCCGCCCTCAACGCGCTTCGTGTTGCTCGGGCCGAAGTCCATGCGGCCAAAGGTGTTCAGCACGAAGTTGCGGTAGCCGTCGATGTAGGTCGAGCCCGCGATGATCAGGTCGGGGCGGCCGCCGTTGCGCATCGCCTGGCGGTAGCCGACTTCCATCCCGTTCAGGATCGTGCCCGTGCTCGTGGTCGAGGTCAGGCCGGTCGCGACGTTGTTGCGGAAGTAGGCGTTCGCCGCCACCGAGCGGTCGATGCCGCCCACGGTGCCGACGGTCGGCGTCAGCGACACCAGCGCATCGAGGCCAGCGATGGCGTCAGGCGACTGCGTGCCGTCGACGTGGAGCTGGTAGCTGAACTGCTCCTGGAAGCCCTGCTTCAGCACCTCGGCCTGCTCTTCGATCAGGTTCGTGAGCTGAATCTTCTCGGCCATGCTGGCGCTCTTGGAATCGTCCTGCTCGTCGGTGACGATGATCCCGTTCTGCGCGAGCCGGTCTTCGTCCAGCGCGAAGCCGTCGTGGCACGAGCGCCAGGCGTAGTTCGCCTGCTCGACCGTCTGACGGCGGTTGTAGGTGACGATCGACGAGCCGTTGAACCACTGGAAATTCGACGAGTAGCGCGCGCGGAGCTGTTCGACGATGAACTGCTTCGCACCCGGGGCGGTCTTCTTCTTGCCTTGCAGGGCCTTCAGAAGCGGGCGCTCCAGCGCGATCTGGTCGACGGGGTTGACCGCCATGTAGAAGTCGAGGCCGATCTTGCCGGCGTCGAGGATGTCTTGAGCGGAAAAGGGCATGATGTGCTCCAGAGGTTGGAATGGTCTTCACTCACGGCTGACGACTGCCGCAATGCGTCACCCCCCGGCGGTGAACCCGGGTCACACCTGTTGCCTCTTCGATGGCCTGAGGCTCGGCCTGTTGCCGGTTGCTGATGCCGGCGTGTCAGCGCGGGGCGGGTGCGCCCCACATGGCTTCGAACGCGGTCTTCGGCGCCTCTTTCAAGGAGCCGTGGCCGGTCGGACGAAGCGGGTTCGGTGAAGGCGCGGCCGCGCTGCCGCGCGACGAGCCGGCCACCTTCTTGATCAGGTTGTATTGCACCTCGACAGCGCGGGCCCAGTCTTTCGGCGGCACACCGGCGAGCAGCTTCGGAATCTCCGGCAGCAGATGCGCCTCGATCGCGGCGTAATCGAGATCGGACGCCATCATGCGTTTGCAGAACTGGTCCACGGCGCTGGTGCCCTGCTGCACGGCCTGCTGCTCCTGCTGCTGGCTCTGCTGCACTTGCTGGGTGCGCTGCTGGGTCTGCTGCACCTGGTGCGACTGGGCACGAGCCCGCGCGATCTCGAGCGCGTGCGCCTCGGTGACCTGCATGCCATCCACAGCCTCGCGCAGGTCGGGGTAGTTCGCGAGCGCGTCGATCGGCGCCACCGGCTTACCCGACAGCACCGCGAGCGACTGCATCTGTTGGTGCAGCACCTTCTGCGCGCCTTCGTAGTCGCCCTTGTTGATCATGCCGATCAGCGAGACGGCCTGTTCGAACTGCTGCTGCTGCACGCCGTGCGTCGCGAAGGTCTCCTGCACGTAGCCGATCTGGCGGCTCGCCATGTCGAGCTTGCTGGCGACTTCCTTGTTCGCGGTCACGAGCTTCTGGAAGCGTTCCTGCGCCTTCTGGCCGAGGCCTTCGGGCATGGCGGTCAGGTCGTCATCGGCGGCCGGCGCATTCGGGTCGACCGGCGAGCCGGCGGGCGGCTGGCCAGGCAGCACCTTGCCGTCGGCGCCGACCTTCGGC